AATCCGCGTTCCCTACCGTACCCCGCAACGTACCTACGGCGGCTGCATATAGCTGCGCCCATACGTTTACACGCTCGTCTTCAACAAGGTACGGAGACGCCTCCAATAGCGCGCCATAGAGATAAACGTCAGGATAGCTGGTAAGTATCCAGTTGTTGGCATTTGACGCTGAGAGCGGGCTGAAGTCCTTGTAGCGCCGCTTTAGCTTCGCCTCAGTCAAAGAGATGAAGTCTGGTATGGCAGCGGTTAGGTCGCTACGGTTTAAGTAGTCAGCAATCGACGCCTTTAACTCAGTATAGTTGGACAGTGCCATTTACTTTTTCTTCCGATTCTTTGCAGTCTTAGCCGACTGCTTGAATGCCTTAGCCGTAGGCGCACCCTTAGCTCCGGGCTTCCGCATCTTTTCCTTTGAGCCTTCCTTGATGCGCTTGCGCTTGGCGTGAATGTTTGCGTACAGCCCCTTACTTGCCACGCTTCTTTCCTTTCTTTTTACCCTTGTGATACGGCATTACTTCCAAGTCTCCCGCGCCTTGCGCTTTGATTTTTGGCTTAGATCGCCATAGTGGTACAACCGCTTGCTGTTTTTGCCGTGAGTCGCGCCAGAGTGCAGCGACCCGTCCGGCATCTTGTGATAACCGCCCTTATGCTCCTTGCCGTCCCTAAAGTAATGCTTAACGCCCATCCCCATTACTTCTTCCTCGACTTAGTGCCAGAACATTTCCACCGCTTACGGGATAACCGTAACGGTGAGTTAGGATCTTTTGCAGCCTTTGGGTGGCTCTTCATCTGACCAGCCGATCTGGCACAGTATGCGTCGCCCTTCTTTGTCCCGGGCTTCACGCTTGCACCCTTCTGACCGTAGCTGACCTTCTTGCCAGATGCGGTCTTTTTGACTTTCGCCTTGCCTTTCGCTGGCTTCATTTATGACCTCGTATTATACCCTTTACAGGGCCATGTCTAATAGAGCGCTGGGGTTATACACCCCCGTCCTTGGCGTCAGTCCGATATCAAGCAAGCCGCGAACGGTGTCACGAATAAACTCGGGAACAGCAAAGGAAACTTCGCCGGTCACGATGTTTTGCTTTTGCGGCCTAAATGTTCCGTACTCATACATTGGGTCGCTTTCCATCCCTATAGACCGCATCATGTTGTCTAGCTCTATATTGTGCGCGTCCTCTGCATAAATCTGCATTAGGCCGGCGTTCAAAGCCGCAGGCGAGTTTACATTTACACCCCGATCTTCAAGGCGGCGCAGCGTCCCTTCATCTATGCGCCCCTTATACGGCTTCATTTGCAACGCCCTAATGTCTCTGGCAGATGGATTAAGAGGGTCAACAGTATCTCCAACTCGACGCTGTTCCTTGCCTAATCTCGCATCTGGAAGTAAGTCAAATATAGACATAGGCTGGTCATCAAGGCGTCCTAGCCCCTGCCCGGGAACGCCATACGGATATGATGGGTGTCCTGACTTAACAATGATATCGCCGCCACCAAACACCTCACCAACATTCTGTATTCCTGCGTCCCTAGCGCCAACCTGCAAAGGATCTGAGACCGCCAGCCTTGCCTCACCTATGGCAAGTCCTCCCTTATTGCGGAAACGCTTATCCATCATGTCCATCAGTTCTTTTCTGACAGAGTCAGGCGTTTGGCTCCACGCCTCTACAGAAGATGGATCATCTACACCCTTCCAGCCCTTAATAGATAAACCAGCGCCCTTTAGCTTTGATTCGCCGGTCTTCTTGTCTTTGACCATCTTCCCTTTGGTCACATATTCGCTGACAGCCTTATCAAACTCTTTTTTGACCGCTGGTGTCATATTCGCAGACGCATATGAGAGCATGGCTTCGCCCGTCATCTTGGCAAAGTCACCGCCAGTTGGGGCCATCCTAAAAGGCAAATACAGCATATTTTCGCCGCCAGCCTCTCTCATAATTTGATGCACCGGAGTATGCGCTGACGCCCACACCATGCCGGGGTTTTCCATCATAAAGTCCTGACCGCCCTGCAAGTTGACCGGATATGCCAACTCTACGTCATTGATGGCCTGCAGCAGACCGCCGCCCCTTGTGCGATCCGACATGCTAGTTATAAAGTCTCGCCCCTCTAGGGATGACAAAGAGATTCTAGGTACGCCCTCAATCGTTCCGCGACTTTCAAAGCCCGGAGTCAGTGCCGCCATTCTGTCCCTAGACCCAACGCGATTGTCATATCGGGGATCAATCAGCCCCATAACGCCACTTATAAATTCAGATGCGGCCTCTGATTTTGTGCCAGCCTCCGCCTCTTCTGGGGCAGCCAATAACCCAGCCAAAGCAGCCGTGCCTGCAGCACCGCCAAGAATGTTTGGGCCAGTGTAGTCAGGATCAAATGCAGCGGAGAAATAGGATCGGATGTCGCGGGGGTCAAATACGGCCTGCACTTCTTGAGGCTTTACGCGACCACCTCCGGCAGCCTGTCGCACCTTATCAAATGTGGATGTGATTCCTGCCCGACGATAATTATCTCCAATCTCATAAAGATCAGACATCACAGCATCTGGATTCTGTCGCAGCAAGTCTTTGAACGGAATTGACTCACCTCTTACAAGCAGCGGCATGACTTGTGCGCCAGAGGTTATATCGTCAGTAATAAAGTCGCTGGCATAACTGCTTGCTAACGATGTTTCCGGTGTTACATAAATGCCGGGGCCAAAAGACCCGTCAGGACTCTCAATGAACTCTAAGAAGTCAGTACCCGTGCCGTGATATACAACTTTTGATGGATCATACCCCTGTTCGTCAGCGCGAGACATACGGCTGGCGGTGTCCATCGGCAGCTCACCAGAAGCTATCTTCCGGGCAGTTTCTTGTGGATAGCCAGCCCTAACGAGGGTGGCAATAGCGTCTAGTAATCCCATCCCCCATTATACCATCAAGCAATGCCTTGGAGGTTGCGGCGAATAGGATCACCCCAGTTGGATGTTTTCTTGTATCCCACCGCAAGATATCTAAATGCGTCTGCTGAGTGACTAGACCAATCGTGCGATGGCCTGCCCTTCCACACCCTGTTGTTATCATCATACTCTCGGTGATATGCCCGCAACGCATCAACACCGTGGGCGCACTTCTCAGCATCAAACCAGCACGTTGCCAACAGCGACCGTGACGCCTGTATCCCATCGTCTACGTTCAACTGCGGCGCTATCTGAATGTTGTTCAGCCCGAGAGATTGCAGCGTCTCTAGCCGGGACTTGCCAGACCCTAACTCCCTCACCCTGACGTCATGCGGCAGGATATGCTGGTCGTATATGTAGCCCTTCTGCTGCAACACCCTAACGTAATGATCTAGGCCGACCCCGGACGCCTCGTAGTGGTCGATCAGGCGCGTCTCAGGGCCAATCATCTGGGCAAACCAGATTGCCGTTGTATCGCCTATCCCCAAGTCCCATGCGGTGATAACCGGCGAGATAGTCTCATACGGTACGGCTGTGATCCTTCCCTGAGCGTTAGCGTCACGCATCTCCAGCGAGTAATACGCACCCTCATGGTGGGTCAGGAACGCACCTTCCCAGATATGATCGTAGTTGTCTGGGCGCTTTTCAAAGTCATTGCGCCGGACTAGATCCAGCACCTTGGGGAAGTACGGATTGTCACGCCAGTTGATTTCTACAATCTTGCTGCTCTCTGGCGGGTCTTGCCGGAACCGCTTATGCGTAGCGGATAGGTTACTCTCCGGGTTCCACGATACCCATAGCTCAGAGCCTTCCTCGCGTATTGTGGGGTCTAGTTTGTCCCACGCTACCGAAGATACTGTTTCTGCCTCATCGACCCAGCAAAGAAGAATGCGAGCCTTAGACTTGATGCTGTCTAGGTTCCTACGCAATCCCGCAAAGGTGAACTCAATGTTGCCGTCCCGGGAGCGGATGTATCGCTCGCCAACCTCATAATACTCTGCCAGCCAATCGTAGGTCTTAATGGCCCCGGCAATCTCCTCAAAAGAGCTATCAGAAAGGCTATTCATGAACTCCCGAGCGCATAGTATCTGCCCAGAACGCCCCTCTTGGCCCCACATATAGCCCCTAACACAAGCCATGATTGCAAACGATCGGCTTTTGCCTGAGCCACGGCCTCCGTAAGCGCAGCGATAGCGCGCTTCACCGCTGAATAATTCTATCAGTTTCGGGGGTAGCTCAATCGTCGCTATATTGGTCATCTGGCAGCCGGGGGATCAGTTCAATTACCGTGGGCGACATACTGCCGTCACTGGTGGTTAGATCAATCTCGGTGGCCTTCAGCTTAGGCTCAGTGTACGCAGCGATCTTATCCCATGCGTCAATACTGGCCTTGATGTCTGCGGTATCGCCCGTCTCTGCTCGCTCATGCAGCCTAACTGCCTGCTCTGCCATACGCATAATCGGGTGGAAGTCATCCCCATACATATCCTGCAGCCTGTTTAACAGGAACCGCTTGTTACGATTTGGGATGCCCTTTCTGCTGTTCACTCTTCAATCAACTCGCTGATATCTAGCATAAAATCTGACCGCTCTGGGTGCGGGGGACTAGCTGCCCACCACTCACCTACGGCGCTACCGCAATGTATCTCGCCATCCTGTATATCCTTCTCATCCATAGGATAGCTTTCTACCGATCCATCTGAAAATGCAACGAGATAGGTTCCCTCAGCGTCTGGCATCTCGCCGAAAGCCACCGGATACCATTGTATCGACAGCAACTGTTGCATCAAAATCCCCAATTTGTGACGCAGACGATCAGATACTACTCTCTATGAAATAATGGCCCCTTTCATATCTGATCTATAAACGATGCTGCGCCTCACCGCCGGAGGGAGGGGCCGGAGTAAAGCCGACAAATCCCACCTATGGTTGGATAACTTCGTCCCTATATTATCGCCTATTGGCGACCTTCTTTAAAGCGGCAGGGCAACGCACAATCTCCAGCGGCGGGGTGTCAGCTTCCTTCAGCGGCCTAACCGACAAATCACTCATGATAGCCATATCTTCGCCCCAACGCTCAGCCATCTGCGCTGCCGCTTGTAGCGCGATCGTCACATCCTCATCCTGCCACGGAGACCTAACAGTCACGTTAAATCTTCCAGTAATTGTAAGAACTACCATCTAGCTTGGCAGTATAAAGATACGATGGCGTCATCAGGTAGAGCGTCCTGCCGCTGGCATCTCTCGCCTCGCCGACGCTAACCTGAAACAGCTTATTTTCTTTGCGTAAAGCCACTGACGCCAGAAAATTATACTTTTGCAGCTTCTTGTCTCCAGCCATTCTTCCCTCATCAAAAAGGAATGAGATATCGGTAATCTGGATCATGCTCTTGGGTAGCTGCGGAGGCTTGGCCTTGTCCCGCATTATATCATTAAAGGGCTTTACCCCTGATCCAACGCTAAAGCCAAGCCAAAGCTGATTCCCGCACTCGTCTGTTGTTGCGTTCGCCCTATATCCCATCTCTTTTCTCCGCCTCCAGCTTAACCAGCGTCTTACTCACAGCCAGCCTCCTTGTAGTCAGGCCATGCGCCATTGGATACGTTCTCGCAGTAAACCTCTTGCGCTTTTACAGCCTCCTCATAATCACCAT